TAGGAGATGTTTGCGGTAAAAAATTAAACTCATGTGCAATTAGATATGGCATCAAACCTCTTGGCTCTGCAGCCAGTACTGTACCCAATACTACAACAGATACTACGAAAACTCTTCCTTTCGGAGGGTTTCCAGGATTAGCAAAGAAACTACTGCGATGATAGATTTAGATTCAATTAAACGACACTTTGATGCAGCGTACCCTGAGGAGGGCTGCGGCTTAGTAATAAAAAATAAACAAGGACATTTAGAGTGGATTCCCTCTAAAAATATATCGGAAAGTCCTGAAGATTCTTTTGAGATAGAAGAAAGCGTATTCGTATATCATATGCTTTACTCTAATATAGAAGGAATTATCCACAATCATGTGGACAGCGACAGCAAGCCTAGCCCTAAAGATATCGAGGCTTGTAAGGCGTTACAAATACCTTATTGGATTTTTAGTTATCCAAAAATGAAACTCACAGTAGTTTATCCGGAGAAATAATGAGCACTAGATTGGACATTAGTAGAAAAAGATCAACCCATCCCGCATACTTAGATTCTTTACATAAGTTTGGATCAAATCCTGCAGTAGGAACATCGGCTGAAACTGTTTGGTCTGAAGGAGGTTTGTATCCTTGGGCATCTTTTCCCAATACTATATACATAACAGGAACTGATGTAGGAAATGTTGAAATCTCAGGACTAGATACTGACTATAACGAATACACAGAAACAGTTGCTATAGGTAGTAACAGTGCTCAAAGTTTTTCTAGAATTTTTAGGATGAAAGCTGACATTGTAAATTCTGCAGCCATTTATGCTAGGGCAGGCAGTAATGCAGGAACTATAGTAGCTAAGGTAGATGCAGGAAAGGCACAGACTCTAATGGCCGTTTATACAATACCTAGGGATAAAGTTGGGTATCTAGTTAGATATACTGTAGGCTGCGGCAATAACGATAGTATTTTAGCTGAACTCTTTACCAGAGACTTTGGATCGGTTTTTAGATTAAAAAGCGAAATGTCTATTTTAGAAACTACCATAACTCAAGATTTCTTTGCTCCGATTAGATTAGAAGAGAAAACAGACATAGACTTTAGAGCAACGTCAAATCAAAATTCAAATAATAAAGTAATACTAAATTTTGACTTAATTTTAGAGAATTCATAATGAAAAGAAATATATTTTTTACAGGGGAAATGAAAGAGAAGTTTGGAGATAGCATTGTGCTTGATACAGATAGCCTCCAAGATCTAGTAAGGGGTATAGAAGCAAATAGGCCTGGATTTAGAAAATATATTATAAGCCTACAAGAGAGGGACTTAGATATAAGAGTCTATAATGCTGGAAAGTATTTAACTGAAGGTGATGGCCCTTTATTTCCTTTAGAAGATGGGGATGTACTGTTGAGTGTCGCACCTGCAGGAGCACTTTTCGGAATTACACTATCTGCAATTTTTTCAGCTATATTTACCGTAGCTGAGTTTGCTATAAAAAGTTATATTACTACTAAAATTATAGACGGTGTAGCCAAATTACTTGCTCCGGATGCAGAAGAAATCGAAGAGGGAGAAGAGTCCTACTTGTTTCAGGGCCCTCAAAATAGATTTTTATCAGGCAAAACTTTACCTGTTGTATACGGAGAAATGAGAGTTGGAGGATTTCCTATGAACTTACAGATAGTATCCAGCCCCTTTGACTCTGTAGAAATGTCTAGTGATACTGAAGGTAACATTTACGCAGGGAGAGAATAGTATGGCTTTTTTTACGGCACTATCGGAGATATTTGAAGCTCACCATGGGGGCAAATCTGAGGTATTAAGCGGGCAGGACTCTAGACAAACTATCTCTATATGGGATGTTATATCAGAAGGACCAATAGAAGGGTTAGTCGATGGCAATGCTTCAGTTTTTCTCGATAATGACCCCATGGTTGAAGTAAATAGTATTGAGCACACGACTCGATCTCCTAGTTTTGGCACTTCAATACAACTAACTAGTGGAAGCGCCAATGCAACAGTTTCCGCTTCTAGTACCTTATCTAGTGCCGTAGGAAGAATACTTTTCATAGATGATGCAAAGGCAATAACGGGGCTCACGGGTACTATTGGCAGTAACACTATAACTGCCTCTGGAGGAATACCTTCGGAAGTACTTGATACCCCTCCTAGTACTTCTGGGGCTTGGGGGTGGAATAACTTTATTAAAGTTATAGGCGCAGGGCCTACCGGCTTAGATATATACTATAATGTGTATGCTAGACCAACTGCTACTACTGCACTAGTACCTAGAAGTATTATATTTCCTTTTTCAAATGCCTCCGGAGCTTTAGTATATCAGGTAAAGGTAGATAGCGTTTCCGGAAGTACCACTCTAGTACTAACGGAACCGTGGCCTTTTAGCTCAGGAACATATAATTTAGCACTAGGTACTGCTAGCGTGCTTAATCCTACTAGTACTGCACAGTATCAGTCAGGCGCAGCTGACCTAAAAAAGGTTCCACGAAGCACTTTACAGTTTAGAACTGGAAATGTGGACCAAGAACCTATACGACAGATAGGAAACTTGCAAGGAAGTTCTATAAGTAGAACTTCTGGCTTAGATAGGACTTTAGAATTACACTCTGACTATTATCAGTACTTTGCAGATGATAATAGATCAAGCGGAATTTATGATCATACTGAAAGTCAGGGCACAGATTCTACTTATATAGTTGATAGCGTTTCAGATTTAGGACTAACTAACTCAGGCGAAGTTGACGAGCTAGTTCTTACTTTTGAGTACTCAACTTTAGTTCAGCAGCATTATGAGAGGGGTAATCAGTACGGAGGATACTCAGCTTTTTTAGTAGACTTCTCTTACAGTAGGGATAGTGGGGCTACTTACACAGATGTTACTTTGCCTATCATAGAGCACAAATATAAAGCTCTTCAAGCTTTTTCTATAGATGAAAATATAAATCTTGAAGCTTTTCAGCCTTTCGATAGATGGAAAGTGAAAATAAAAAGAATAACAGCATCTAGTGGAGCTGGATATGCTTTAGGGAATGTTGCTGGAAAGCCTCTTTCTACATATGATTCGGACGGAAAACGCTTAGAGTCTAGTAGAGTCTTATATAGATGGAGACTAAGAGCTCCTTGTTCCTTAGCTTCTATAACTTCAATAATTAAACAAAAGTTAAACTATCCATACACTGCGTATGCTGCAATAACTTTTGACTCTAAAGCATACTCGAGTATGCCTACACGCTCTTACTTAATAAGGGGGCGCAAGGTAAAAGTACCTTCCAACTATGAAACTAGAGAAGAGTCAGCTTCGGGAGTGGCTTCCTATAATAGAGACTCTAGCGGTAATATTCAGTCTTCTTACCAAGACTGGGATGGCACTTTTAGAGAAGGAGTATACACAAATAATCCTGCGTGTGTTTTATATGATTTGATACATAGCAAGAGATATGGTTTAGGAAGATTTGTAGATACTGTAGACAAATGGTCTTTCTTTAGGGTTGCAAAATACTGTGATGAACTTGTACCGGACGGGAAAGGAGGAGAAGAGCCTAGATACACATGTAACTTAGTTCTGCAAAAGGAAGCAGGAGCTAGAAAAGTTATAAAAGATTTAGCAACTAATTTTATAGGTCTCTTACATTGGGTTGATGGAGAGATGTACTTAACTGCCGATCAGCCTTCCGCTCCTGTTTATAATTTTGGCAGAGGTAATGTTATAGACGGAAATTTTTCGTATTCGTCTAGTGAATACAAGAAAAGACCTAATCAATACGTGGTTGTTTGGAATAATCCAGACTTAGACTATCAACAAGATTTCGTACTGGTAGAAGATACAGAGAACATACTAGATAGAGGGCTTGTTTTAAGCAAAGAAACAGTTGCGTTTGGGTGTACGTCTAGGTCTCAGGCTGAAAGGTATGGAAGATGGAGGCTCTTTACGGATAGATTACAAACCAGATCCGTGAGTTTTGCAACCTCCATAAATGCTTCGTTTTTAAATCCGGGTGATATTATAACCATACAAGATGCTAACTTAGACAATACTGAACTGTCAGGTCGTATAGCCTTAACTACTGGCACCGTAAATGCTACTACCGTTGCAATTGATAGAAACATAGTATTACAGTCCGGATACGATTATACTTTAAATGTCTTGTTT